ACAGTCATCCTCAAAGTAGGAACTGATAATCTGGTAAATTACCTGCATCAGATTCGTATCATCCTTATGGACGCGGAACCAAGCGGTATCATTGGTTTTGAACATACGGTTAACGAGCTTGACCGCTCCAATCTTAACCAGGAACTCTTTGAACAGGAGAAGTCCTGCATCGGAGGATAAATCGCCTCCGTCAAAATTAATTTTAATCTGGCTATTGCTTTCTAAGCTTACAGTGTTTAAAATATCCATATAAAGACCCTTTCTTTGGTTTTGATTTGGAGTAGACACCTAAATTTTACCATAGATAGAGGTCTTTTTCTATTCACTAAATAAGTGAAAAGCAATATTCATTTAAAATACAGTAACTATGCGGGTTTCAGCAGTTAATGCTGTTATTCCGTGAATAATTCAGGATAAACAGTTCATTGACATTAGTGTAGTCTTCATCTGATGAAAACACATCCATATCATAATAAAAAATACATTTTCCATCCAAATAATATCTTTTTACCATAATTATGCCCGCTTTCCAATTAAATCGTTAAATTAGAATGATATTGTGATTAGTTTTTATCCCAGATATAAACTGCTTAAACCGAAATTTATTAAGATACGTCTAAAAAATCATTTTTATGTCTGACAATTATTTGAAAAGTTCAAAAAACTTATCCACATTTGTCCCATATGCCTGTAATACCTCAAAAGATGAAAAAGCTTTCTTAAAGCACATTATTGAGAAACTATCAAGGCTTTCAGGACAACGAATTAACTTTTTTGCATCCTGTATCGTTTCTTCAAATTCTTGTTCAAGTTTACCAAAAGCAGGATTCGTCATAGCTTTGTAAGCATTTGCTATTTTTATGAATCTCTTTGCATTTATTTCCGTTTGATTACTACAATAATCAGCCTTTGCTTGTACTAAATCAATAAATAATTGTTGTTTGGATTTCCAGTAATCCTGTAAATTTCTACCGTTTAACATACAGTTTATTGTATCTGCTATATCATACAACTTATTTTCCCCACTTATTGTAATATTAACTTGCTGCTCAACCTTAGGTGCTTTTAATAAAATCTCATCGGCCATTGTTTGTACCTCTCAATTTACGGTTTATATTCATAACCTTTAAATCTGTAACATAATCAAAATCCCATAAGTTATTATATCAACATCTTTTCCATCTGTCATCCAAAATACATTGAGAATAGGTACATGAAAGAAAATCTCTCACTAAAATCGGTCAAAATCAGCCTGTGTAGCCAGCACACTGTAATTCTTGTCCGCATCCTGATCATTTCCGCTCTCCACATACATATCATTCACCATTCCTATCGTGAGTAAATCCAAATCCCTGATACTAATCCCCAACTGGACGCACCTCAACAGGAACAGCGGTGTTGTCATCGGACGGTCTGTTGCACGAAGTTTTTTTTAGCCTCTGCATCCGATCTGACATTCAATCCCCAAAGCTCTATAATCTTTGGAAGCACCTGATAAATACTGAATGTATTAAAATCATCCAGCCACTCTTCCGGTGTATCAGGAATACTCGGGTCTGCATGCTTTGCCATAACATAGGCAATGTTTTCAAACATCTCCAAAGAGAACAAATCAAGGTTGCTTACTTCCTCAGTGTTGCTGTCAATCGCCTTCTCCAAAGACGCCAGATCCTTGTAGATATCTCTCTGGAACTTCATCCTGTATATTCTCGGAATCGCAGCACTGGCTCTAAAAGGCACCTGCTTTCCGTCAATTTCGATATTCTTAACCATACTCATAATCAAAGTCCTCTCTTTCAAAATAAAGTAAAAGAGCCAGGACATTTCTGTCCCAGCCCATCAAACTTATCATTCTACATTTGTGTTCACACCGGTAATGGTTGGCATGTAAACCGCCTTGTACCAATCGGCATAAACCGTACTGTCTGTTTCATTACCGGTCTTAGCCTTAACCACACCGGAAGGAAGCGGTGTTGCCTTGATGGTAAGAGTTTCCGTCTGTACCTCCCTGCTCTCTTCGTTTGTCTTGCCCTCGATGCCAGGTCTACTTGCAGAGCAGTTATAAAGGACATGACGGATATGCTTCACATCTCCATCGAACTCAAAAAGAAGAGCAAATCTGTTCAACTCAGAGTTCGCATCCTCAATCAGAACCTTGTTATCATCCAGAGTCTCATTCAAAGCAGATACCCTGAAATCCTCAGGAATCATCGCAAGCTCCAGATCACCGTCATAACCCATGTTGTTATTTATTACATAGTATGCTGTACCATCAGCATAGAAATTCTCCGGTTCCCCATTGGCATCCAGAGAAATCGAAACAGCACCAGGTAATGCAACAGGAGTGCCGAAGGAAACTACACCTTCCTCACTTGTCTGAAGCATCGCATAATGCGCATTCTTAAGATTGTATTTGACCTTATTATTAGCCATTATTCAAACCCTCCATTTCATAAATTCGATTTTGCCTCGGCAAAATTGTGGCGAAATGCACGTCAGCTTTAGCTGACATCTTCCTTTGTGCATTTCTGCCATCCGCCGGCGGCATGCTTTGAGATGTTTACATCTCAAAGGCATACATGACCTCATAAAGCTTCTCGCTCTGGATCCATGTTTCCGACTTGTTATAAAAAATCTCGTGTCTGTCTAAGACATCCTCTACTCTCGATTCCAAAGAAGGATCCTTGAAATCGGTGTAAACTTCAATCCTGACTTCATTCATCTTGAAATACACCTTACCATCGGCAGCAAAGTTATCTCTGCCCGGAATCAGATAACAAATGAATGGCGGATCAGGACTTTCTCCCTCTGCAAAGTGATCATAGGCAAAGGGAATCTGCATTTCCTGAATAATCTGAACCAGTTCTTCCATTAACATCACCTCTGCGAATCACTTCAAAGCTTTCTCTACTTCCTTTTCCAAAAGTTCAGCTGCAGCTGCTTCTGCCGGAGCGATATGCGGAAAGGCTCTCGTTCTGCCACCACCACGCTTGGCATGTCCAAATTCAAGCAGATGTGCCAGCCGATAACGGTTCCTGGAATGCACCGTGACTTCCATCGCGTTTGCATTCTCCTTCGTCGTTTTTACAGCCCAACTCTTTTTATATTTCCCAGTCTTAACCGGAGCACCTGCCTGTACTTCCCTTTTGGCTTTATTACCTGCTTTCTTCACAGCGGCCTTCATATCCTCTGTCGCAAGGTCAGCGTATTCCTGCAAACCTTCCATAATGACATGAGCCATTTGGTCAATCCTGCATCTGTCCGTTGCCATGCTTACCGCCTCACTTTCCTGCAGCTAAATTTCAGGCACTTCTTCTTGAAATTCGTATGATCCACATTCGTGATATCATAGATTTCACCCTTAAAAATAATCCTGTGAGTAGTAGAACCAATCTCCGATGCTTTTTTACAGTAACGAATCGTTACCGTCATCCCCACATCTTCCACAATTGTTCCGGCCTCTTCCTTTTCCTTGGAGCTTGCCATACCCTCACCGCCAATCGTTGCATGACAGATATAGAAATCTTCCCAACCGTTCTTATGATTTCCGATAGAATCGGTAATCACAGTATTCTTCTGGAACGTAACCTTCTCATTTAATAATCCAATGTCCATCGGCTACCTCCCATCAAAATTCCGGTGTTCGGATTCCAAAGAGCAAAGCCCGAAGCCCTACGGTGAGAGCCTTATGGTCTGCACCCTCACGATGCTCATATAGATAAGCCACCGCATACATCACCGCAATCTTACTCACAGGCTGTTTCTCAAACTCTTCCTGGTCTGTAAACCTTGCCACATCCATACATATCTGCTGGCTCTGAATAATGATGCCCTCAAGCAGTGCATCATCGTCATCGAAGTCCACCCTCAGATAATTCTTCATTTCGCCTAATGTAACCACTGCCATCAAACATCACCTCACAGCATTAACCGTTTGCAATCATCAAACCGGCATCCTTAAGTTTTGCTAAAAGGGCATTAAAATCATCCTTAAGTGCAGCAACTGTTGTAGCAGTACTGTCTTCCTGATGATCCGCAGGACAATCAATAGATGCTCCTAATGTTCCATCTTCATGAATATAAAGACCACCACCTACTTTAATGCCGCCCAGCTTGTCATAAGATGCAGGCGGAAGAACATATCCACTTCCACCACCGGGCATATTTACAACTTTAGCATCATCAGTGAATTCCAAAGTTCCACCGATGACGGTCTTTTCGCCACCCTGCTCTGTATAATTCTTAACATTACTCATGTTCAACACCTCCAAAATCAAGGAGCCCAGAGTATTATCTCTGAGCCCCGTCTTCAGTTACTTATTTTGCAGCCTGCTGAAGAACCTTAACGGCTTCAGGAAGCACAAGCTTACCATCAACTCTCTTAGATGCAAGGAAGCCAACCTGACCATAATCAGCAAATCTCTCATTGAGACGCTTGAAGGTTACGCCCTGGCGATCACCAATCCAGTAGTAGGAAAGGTCACCGAAAAGAATTGTCTTCGCACCGGCTGCCGCAGTAGGCATAAAAGGTGAAGTGTAAATCTTCTTTCCAAGGATAGTATCAAACTCACCCTCACGAAGCGCAGGCTGCCATAAATACTGACCATTACCATCCTTGAGCTTTCTGATTGCACGAACTGTTGCATCATTAAGCACCCAGATTGCGTTCTTACGGTAAGGACTCTTCACGCTGTAGAACAGATCGATAAGCTCATCTGCAGTAATTGCAGTTGCACTTGCAGCTGTCACTCCAACCTGAGCTCCACCAGTTGCATTTAAGAGACCGGTAGGCTTCTTAGTTCCGTTACCATTAAGAAATGCATCCTCCTCACAGTCACCGATACGTCTTGCAAATTCCTCACGGAAATAATTCTCAAGATCGAATGCAGAATCATAAAGGAGCTCTTCAGAAACCTTGATGATAGTTCCTACCTTGTGAGCATCAATCTGCTCCATTCCGAATACATCGTCAGATTCAGTGTAAGCACCATTCTCATCAATCCATGCTGCACTGCCCTTAGATACAACAACCGGAATCTTGTGAGTACCGTTTGAAGTATTAAATACGTGCGCATGCTCACGAACTGCATTGGTCTCAGCTAAGGCAGAAACAAGAGTCTTCTCAAACTCATCCGGTACAAGATAACCACCTTCGCTATCTACACCTTCAGAAAGTGCATTGCGAATCTCATATCCAATACCATCCTTTGCACGTGCCTGGCTCCAGAACGCCTTCTTATATGCATCTGAAGAACGGCCAATCTTCTCATCAACCTTACGACTTTCAGGCTTTGCAGTAATTGGAGTATTCACAGGTGCCGCAAGCTCGCGCTCTAACGCATCCATTCTCTCCTGACGCTCAATCTCATGGCCAAGATCCACAATCTCCTGCTCCATCTTTTCATATGCTGCGGTATCTTCTGCTGAAAGAATACCCTTTTCATTTCTGTGAGAATCCAGGAATGCCTTTGCCTGATCCCACGCCTTTGCTCTCTGACTTCTTAATTCATTTACCTTACTCATGTCAAAATCCTCCCATTATTTCAATAAACTCAATCTCTTATCGAGATCCTTAATTGGTGTACCTACTTCATCAGCAGGTGTAGCGTCTGCCTGAACCTCAGGCTTGTTGATAACTGCAGCTTTTGCAGGACTATCCTTGTGAACCTTTGTTGCCGGTTTTGAAAGCTTATTCATCAAAGACACCTGCGCAGCCTTTGCACTAAAAGCAAATGCTTCATTGGAACTGCCCCTTTTGTCATCTTTCAAAACATCATCTGCAAATCCAAGCTCAATCGCCTTATTTGCATTCATCCAGGTTTCTGAATCCATCAGATGAGACAGTTTCGCACGACTGAGGCTTGTACGGATTTCGTAAGCATTAATAATGCTCTCCTTCACCTCATCCAGCATTTCCATCGCTCTCTGCATATCACCATGATCGCCAAACGCCATCGTCATCGGATTATGAATGTAAACGGTAAAAAGCGCGTACCGTGCATAATAGAAGAAATTTGTATATAATGGCCTTGAGAATAATCTATCTCAAGGCTATTATTAGTTACTATTGAAACTGTGAAAACTTATATCACTTTTCACAGTCCATGTACATAGCTTTGAAAACTCATACCAGTTTTGAAAGTGAGGTGTAGTTAGTGTCAGATTTAAAACACGATGTAATCGCAGAGCGCTGGGCCGTGCTCATAAAGGAACGCATGGAAAGCGGCATGACCGTCAGGGAATGGTGTCATGACAGGAATATCAAAGAGTCCAGGTATTATTACTGGCTGAGAATACTCCGCAGGAAGGCAGTGGAAAATACAGGACAGCCCCCGCAGGCATCGCCT